AGGTCTTGGAGTTTCATATCCATAACTTGGGTCTTGAGTTGCAACGGATTTCGGGAACGACAACCATAGGCAGGTCGTTAAGCAGGGCGAGGTTGGTCAGGATGCTTTGGTCGTGCCTGTGGTCAATAAACGATGGATGGTTCGGGTATTCGCTTGGGTCGTCATTCACGGCCTTGTCAACGTGCAGCCACTTGGACCACTCGTACATGAGGTCAATCGTGAAGTCGGTCTTGCATAGTCCGAGGAACCCTGCCTCTATCTGCATCGGTTTCTCGTTAAAGAATTGAAGGCAGTCCATCAAGGCATAGCAGTCGCCCTTGGTGTATGAGATATGGTTGTGGAAGTTTTGATGCAACAAGATGGGGTTGTCTTGCAAGTATTGCTTGGCAAACTCAAAGCAGCCATCCCCGTGCAGGTCTTGAGCGTCAAGGTAAAGCAGGGCTTCGTCCTCCTGCAAGTCAAAGAGAGCATCAAGGATGATTTGCGGTTTCCATCTCCACCAGTTGTTGCCTCTACCCGGACGTTTCTCGTCCTCGGTTGTTGTGATTGGGAATGGGTACTGATTAGCCTGCGCTCTCGCTGCTGGAAGGTATTCACTCGTTGCGTAGTTGACCCCGACTAAGTACATCTTAGAACCCGTGAGAGTTTGCGAAGGCGTGCTTGAATGCAGCCACGTTGTAGGGGATGTCAGCGAATCGCTGCGAGTATGCTCGTTCTAAAATGTGGCCGACGTGGGGAATAGCGACCAACTTCTGCTCAATGCAAGCGATGGTCAGGTCAAGGTAGGAATCGTCCCAAGTCAGCGTGTAATTGGAAGTTACAGGCACGACGGGTTGATAGAATTCCTTTGCACCCCTTCCAGTCAGTTGCTTGATGTGTGGCTCGTAATTATCACCGCACGACCAGTAAGGCACAACGTCCACAGGGACTCGGAAATAGGCGCAGTAAGCCCGTTGGTCAAAGTCGCCTGTCTTGGTGAGGTCGTACTCGAAGAGGTTCACGACATCTCCGTTCTTGATGTAGCCGTTCTTGGCTAAAGCGTACCATCCAGTCCAAGCAACGAGGTTACGGTGGCTCTCGATGTTGTCTGCTTCGTTCCTTGCAACGATATGGTCAAGGCCAGCCATGCCGTCGAAGTCCTTGAACCCAAGCATGACCCAAGTGTACGGGGCTAAGTCCTTGAACCTTCCCTCGGCTTCGCATTGCTTCACGATGTCCGTATCGTGGCAGAAGATGTAAGTTTTTGCCTTCATTTCTTGTAGAGGGTTAAAAGCATCCTGCCCCGTTGGTCCGTTGACCCCTTGGCTTCGTGTGGCTGCAGTTGGCTCGTAAGGTTGATCATCGTCAGCAGTTCGGCATCGTGGATGACCATCGTCCCACCGGGGTTGAGGGCTTTGTTGAACAAGGCAACCATTTCGGGAATCATGCCGTCCCCGTGGTCGGAATCGTGAAAGATGAAGTCAAAAGTCCTGACCTCTTGCAGGGCCATGTGGCTCGGTTGGTTGTTCCATTCGACTTTGAACTTGGACAGGAGTGCTTTGCGCTTATCCTCAACCGTTGTATCGGTATCGTAAACCACCACGTCAAGCCCGGCCAAGGCGATAGCGAGCGTCGAGTGTCCAAGGTAGGAACCGAGTTCTAAAGCGTGGCCTCCTTTGTGCTTCTTGGCTTCCTCATAGATTTCAATGATGTGGTCCACGGCCGTCGTGTAGATGTGCGAGTAGTCCAAGGCTTTGAGTTGGTCAATGTGTTTTTTCATGCTAAAAAGTTACAACGAATTTTTCAGGCGAAGGCCAGCCGGGGTTGGAGTCAAATACCTTGGTGTCGGGTTTCTTTCCTATCCAATGCTCGGCTTGGAATCGGTGGTCCCTTGCAGGTTCTCCAAGTTGCTTGATATGCTCGGACTTAGCCCACCAAAAGTTGCCCCCAAAGTACGGATAGCCTTCCGGGTTGTTGGCATCGGCCATGTGAGGGAACTGCTCCTTGGTAATCCAATGACATCCTACGGCATCGGCCTGCTCCAGCATTTGCAGGGAACGCTCCCAAGCGACCACGTTGAAGAACAGCATAGACCTGCCCCATAGTTGGGTGGTCAAGGATGGATTCGCGGCCCCCTTCGTGTGGGCGTATAGGTACACGGCTTCCTCTTCCTGCGAGGCCCGGTACATCTCGGTAAGGGTCGCCTGCTCCCAAGCGTTGGTCCGGGTTACCACGACCTTGACCTTATCAGCCACCATCGAGCCTTCCAGCACCTCCTTGACCGCTTTGCGTTGTTCGGGTGGACCGACGATGCCGACACGGATTTCATCCAAGATGTTGATGAGGCCGTAGTTGCACACGGCCATCATGTGCTGGTTGAGGATTAACTGCCAATTCCCTCCGCAATAGATGTGGTAGTAGTGGACGACTTTCATAAGGTCCAAAGGAGGGTTAGAAGCGTGATGATGAAGAAAACGGCTGCAAGCGTCTTCCCAATTTCGATTAGCAGGTCAAGGATGCGTTCGGTGTTCATATTGCGATACCAAGTAACCCACAAAGGAAAAGAGCCACCTTGTAGCCAATAATACAGGCAATAGCCGTAATGATAGTCGCACAGGTTAGCACAGTTGTAAGCATAACGAGGAACTCTATTGCTCGTTTGATATCTCGTAGGTTTTCGAGGATTACGTCTTTGATGTGCTTTAGGTTCATGGTTTTGAGGTTTAGTCCTGCAAAGTTACACCACAACATACTTCCCTGAGTTGCTAACCCTCAATTTGTTAAGGGCCACATACCGCATCGCATCGCAGGCGTGGTTGAAGGAATCAATCGGGACCCCCGTGTTCTTGCCTTCCTTATCCGTAGCCCAAGTGTAGGACCGCAGTTCCTTGATGAGGTTGGTCGAGTCCTTGGTTACCTGCAATTTAAAGCGTTTCAAGATGTCTATCCCGTTCCGGACCGAATCGGGACCTTTCTCCGCTGGCTTGATGTTGAAGCCTAACCGATAGATTTCCTCGATGCTCTTGGGTTCTGCTGAATCGGCCACTATCTCCCAAGCCCTTGTGATGCCCAGCGACCGAAGTTTATCTGCGATGTCTTGGTTGGTCAGTCCCGTAGAGTAGAGAAGTTCTTGGATGAGCAGGCAGTCCCCTTGGCGGTAGATAGCGACCAATGCCGTAGGGTCGTTGCTGAACCCCCAGTCAAGCCCAAGGGCGACGAATTTGGCACGGCTTACATCTATCCCCTCCACCACCTCAAAGTCCTCGTAGATAGCACCCTGAAGCGTCCCGACCTGACCAAGGCCGTACACCTTCCACCAGTTCGCCCAATAGGCTGACGTTTCGGCTTTGGTGCGGTTTAGTTCGATGTCCCGCTTGATGGTATCAGGCAGAGCCTCGTTGTCCTGATAGGTCAGGATGAGCAGTTCGGAATCGTCCTCTCGCAGGACCTCGGTATGCGCCCAAAACTCATGCGTCGGGTTGAAGTCGATGTAGATGGCCTCGCTTGTACGGATGGCGAGTTGGTAGTAGGACTCGAAGTCGATGTTGTTGGCCTCGTTGATGTAAACGACCTGCCTCCTTGCACCTCGGAGCCTTGCCTCGGAATCAGCCGAAAAGAACTCGATGATTGAGCCGTTGGCGAAGTGATAGGTGAGCAGGGTCTTGTTCCATCGGTCTGCGACCCATCGGCCCGTCCATTGCATGACCTTGGCGAAGTCCTTGATTGCTCCCCTGCGTAGGTGGGGGATGGATTCGGAAACCACCGATATCTCGGTCTTGTTCTTTGCTGCGATGTCGATGAGGACCGCAAGGATGGCGAGCGTTTTTCCTACCCCCACCCGTTGCCGAGCGGGGGTTAACCTCCGGCAGATGTCCCGCCCTGAATAACCTTCTTCCGGGCTTGCATCCGCCTAATCTTTTTGATGGCCGTAGTTAATCTAAAGTCCATTTATTCGCTTAATCTTTTCAAGGTAAACCACCGCATCCATCAGTTCCTCCTGTAAATGCTGAATCCATTGCATAGGGGTCAGGTCGTTGCGGTCCATGGTCGTGCCGTACTTGGCTTCGCCCTGCTCGGCTCTTGTCCTGAATTGGTCAATGACTCCCTCAACGATAGAATCAGTCATTGTCGGGGAATAGGGGTTGCTCAATATGAACCGTGTTCTCTTGACGCTCCACGAGGTTGTTGAGGCGTTGAGTGATGGACGGGTTGTACTGACCGACCATGCCCCCTTCGATTTGGTCTTGACGGATGGTTCGCCTTATACGCGAGCAGATGGCTGAATACTCGGAGTAGTTGCCCCTTGTATTCCCAAAATAATCCCCTAAGTCCTGAACGATACCTGCATCCGCACACCAGTTCT